AACCATCAACGATACGGTAGCTGGGTTGGCTTGCACGTATTTGTTTTCTAAGAAGGTTAAATGCACTTCGATATGCGTTGCGTGATCTTGTTCAGGAAAAGCGGTAGCTGGCATACCCATGAGCATACCGCTGTTCTCTATTGCCGGGTCCACAGGAACGGGTGGTGGTGGATCGGGTTGAAATAATGCTTCGATGTTTTCTGTGCCGAGCGCTTGATACATTCTGCGGTACGCTTCTTTGATGTTGTGTATCTGCGGGTTGCTTTGTACTAACTGGAGTTCTTGTTGCGCGAGCGAGATACGCTGCGACATAGAAAAGAAGTTAGGATCGCTAACGGGTATCACGTCCACACGGTCGTCGAAGTCGGTTTGCTTAATGCTTTGATCACCGCCGACGACCATGTACGGATACTCCGGTGGCAGGGTTTCCGCGAACAGTCTTGCGAGTATTTTAAATTCTGTTTTTTGTGCGTAGTGCAAACGTTTGTGCACTGCCGACATAATTCTTGTGCCTTGTTCTAAGAGTGCCATGGTCGTGCCGACCGGTAGCTCTTGATTACCTTCGCCGATACTTAGATTAGTCACCGAGGCAAACCTTTGACCAGCCTCGACACAAAAGCCTAGTAACTGAAACAAAGTGCCTGATGGTTCTTTGTACGGTAGCGGTATCAGTGAATCCCTAAGTGCGCCGCCCGGAGCGTCGACATCTCTGAACTCGCCGGGCTCTAGAGGGGTCTCATCGTCGCGGATCCTTAAACCACGTGCCTTAAAACCCGCCGGTAAATTGGAGAGTGTTCCAGCGTCAACTAATTGTCTAAGCGCAGCCGTGGCAGTCCTCGATAGTCCGCCGATCATGTGGATAAGACCAAACCCGTAAAAACCTAGGCCCGGCAAGAACTTGTAATGTACGAAGTATTGAATCTTCTGTTTCATAGGATCGTCTGCACGATAGTTCCTACGAATCGACAATACTTTCGATGAAGTGCTATCTACCGTAATGATGTACGGTAGGTGCATGCCGTCTGGGTCTTCAAATCCCGGCAAGTCCATCAATACATGAAACTCTAACAATTCGTACATCATGTCCGATGTACCGTCGATACCTTCTAGTTCGTCTTCTTTATCTTGGGTATCGTCGTACGCGCTGACGTACGAAGGTTTGATTTCGACGTCTAAGTACGCGCCGCTGATCTGCTGTGCTCTAACTTCGTTGTGCGACATCTTTACGATGTGCGTAATTCTTTCACACGTATTCAAATCGCTAACTGAATACGGAACCACTAAGTCGTCGACCGGCACGAAGTTACTGCACGGTCTTTGTTTCATGGTGTCGTAATAAACTTTCTTGAACGCTGATCCGGCGAGCGGTAGATAGAACAGTAACTGATCCATCTCTGGCGTGTACTCTTCCATCTCAGTCGTGATCTGATAGTTCATAAAGTCTTGAACCCGACTGGCTTGCAGTTCTACGTCCGGGGTCGCTGCGCCCATGACCTGTGCTTTGACCGGTCCTTTGCTGGGGAGTAATTCTTTAAATGCTTGTGCTTGGAACTGAGTTACCGCTTCGGCGAGCATCGGGTGAGTTACCCCTGATGCGCCCGGAAAAGGTCTGTCTCTATCTTCGTATTGAAACCCAAGGAGGTCTAAACCTTTGACGTAAGTGTCTTCCCACTCTTGACGACTCGCTCGGTCTTCTTCGAAGTCGCCCATGAGTTCCATGGCTAAACCAGACAATTGTCCATCGTCCATGAACTCTGCTAGGTTGGCATCGAACGGAACTTGCTCTTCAGCTTCGTCGGGAAAGTAGTTAAGCTCGGCAGAACCGTCGGCGTTAAATTCGACGGCTACATCTGCATCATCTGGAGTGGGGTCTTCGATCTCAACTGTCTCCCCCGACTGTATATCTAAATCGATTAAGTCGCTGACTCTTTCTATGTTAGTTGGCTTTTCCGCCATACCTTACCTCTCCTAATAATAAACTTTCAGTTGTCTTGGTTCATTATCGTTTAAATCTTCGTCCGATTCTAAACCTATAAACCCGCCTTGTCGATAACGCATTAGTGCTTGCGTGGTTGAATCCACCAAATCGTCGTGGTCGCCGTAGGGAAACGCTGCACATTCTTCGACTAATTCTTCTGCCCAACGCGTCTCTGGTACGTAGACCATGCCCGATTCGAGCATGGGCGATACGGCATTGACTCTTGCTATCTTGTCTTGTCCTTTGCCCGGCGTGAAGTTCACAACCGGTATCCCCATCTGTCTTAGTTCATGGGTCAAGGGCATACCGGAGGCTTTTGCCTCGATAATAACCGTGTCGGGTTCCCAATATTGGTATTCTTCTAGGGCAACGCGCTTGAGTTCTGGGAAATCCCACCGACCTTTCTTGACATCAAGGAGCAATAACGCAGGACCACTGTCCTCGCTTGGGTAAAACACGCACCACGTCGTAATCGCCGAGTAATCTGCCGTTTCGCTCTTCGAAAATGCGGTATCGTAGGACTGAATCACGTATTGCATGTTCGGAATGTCCTCGTGTTCCCATGTTTGCCACCATTCGCGCTTCAAAATCGCGCCTTCTTCCGAAGTTGGGTTCTGTAACCACTGTGCCGACCACTTAGAGACTGGCAAGGACGCTTTGATACCCTCTAATTCGTCCATATTCCAAAATTCTGGCCATAAAATGTTGCCTGAATCCGGAAAAATAGCCGGGAACTCGACAACTTCCCACTGATCTGCCTTTTCTTCGGCTTGTTTTGCTAATAATCTGCCCGTTAAGTCCTTGGTCGACCAGCGAGTCATCACGACAACGATAGATCCACCCGGCTGGAGACGTTGGCGCGGTCCTGAACTGTAATATTCCCACGCATTGTCGAGGGCTCGCGGTGACATGGCGTCTTGTTCAGAGTGAATGTCGTCCAACACAAGTAAATCCGCCCCCCGACCAGTGACTGCTCCACCTATTCCAGCGTAGAAGGCCTCACCGCCTTTGTTGGTTTCCCATCTACCCGCTGATTTGTTGTCTGCTTTCAAAGAAACTTCGGGGAAAATGTCTTTGTACTCTGGCGAGTCGATAAGATCACGAACTTTTCTACCGAATCGAAACGCTAGCTCTGCGGTATGTGTAATCTGCATGAGCTTGAGTTTTGGATTTAAACCAAGCAGCCAACTTGGAAAGAAGACAGAAGCAAATTCAGACTTTGTATGTCTAGGCGGCATGTTGACGATCAACCTTTTGATCTCACCTTTGGCTACGCCTTCTAGTTTTTCAGCAAAGCGTTGGTGGTGCGCGCCGATAATGACGTCTGGCCACATGTGCTTGACGTATTCAATAAAGTTTTCTTGTCCTTTGTTTTGTAGAGTTCTGGCTGAGATAGCATCGCTTAGTTCTATAAGCTCCTGTGCTATGTCAGGGTAGCGTTCTTTTATTTCTGCGAACTCTTCTTTAGAAAGTTTTTGCATTACAAAATTTTTTTCTGGCTCTGGGACTCCTACCCATTTATATAATTTAGGGGGGTCAGGGTGCTAACTTATCTGATATCTTTTTTTGTGTCTATTTCTTTTTCTATGTATATGTATGCGCGCGCGTGGGTTTGGGGGGGATAGGGGGTTTTAATATATGTAAAAAAGAAAATGGCGCGCGTTTAAACGCGCGCCACCCATGGAGACTTTTACTTATCTGAAAAATCTTCCGCGACGCTATCGTGAATAGATTGCCAACCTAGAAAGATTGACGCTGTTAGTATTGCACCGATAAACATATTGATCACACTGCCCAACCATAATTGATTGTTTTGTACTTGATCTATTATCATTGCTATACCTAGCATAAACATCATTCCGTATAAAAATGCTCTAATCATTTTAGTATCCTCCGTGTTTAGTTGAAATATGATTGGTCCATTCGTGCCAGTCTTCTTTGAGGTCTTCCTCAGCAATCCATAAAAGTTGCTCACCAAATCTTTTGCTGAATACTTCGGAGAGCTCCGAGAAACATTCACAACATTTGATATTCTCATTTAAGAAGTTGTCGATCTCTCCTCGTCTTTGCTCGTACTCGATCATCAATTCGCTTGCTATCTTTGACATTATAGAACCTCCCCTGTGCTTAGGTTTCTGAGTTTCTCTTCCATCTCGTTGCGATACCATTCAGACAATTGGTCTAGGCTACTTTCTTCTTCACTTATCCTGTCTGTAATAACGCAATGCAATTCATAATGCCTTGTTAAAACATCATCAAAAGATTTTGATACTTGCTCATAGGCGTCGAGTATCTCATAGTCTTCTCTCCATTCTTTTTGTCGATCGTAATCTAAAAATGATTTTGGCGAGAACTGAGTTTTATTTTTGAAAAGATGTCTGATGCTTTCGATTGCGTCTGAAACATTTTCTTTGGTTTCTTCCAGCTTTTCGATTAGCTCCTTAGTCTCTTCAATTTCTTTTTTGTAATCGTGTGACATATTTTTCTCCATGTGTTTGATTAATTATTTTGTTACTTTGCCTGAACATCTTTTAAATGTCAACAAATATCTTTTAAATTTTTAAAATTAATCTGGACATGGTTATTAATATATATATATATATATATATATTAATAACCGCCTTTGATTTAGTGGTTTTAGATTTTGGGTTGGATTGTTTATTTGTTTTTGATGGT